CTGTGTAAGCGCGCGATATTTGAAAGCCTAAACGCGCGATATTTGTCCTACGGAGTGAATTAAATTAGAGGGAAGGAAATTACACAATATGCAACCTTACCCCCTGAACCTCGCGCGCTGCGCCAAGATTTTAGCAGGGGGCCGGGCTTCCACCGGACGCGCGATGTATTGCATCGCTCTTCGGGCCGGATGCGGTCGAGGTTGCATCTTCCCGCGTGGCGCCCATGGCATGCGTAACCCTCGGCGCCCTTGCTTCGCGCTCGCCCGGCGGTAGCCGGGCAGCGTTCCGAATTCGCGTCAGCCGGCGCCGACCACCGACTTGAACATCCCCTGATGCCCGAGCGGGACGCCGCCGTAAACGTGCCTGATCTTGTAGATGATCTTGTCATTGCTAAACAGGCTTCCCGAGTTCGGCACATCAGCCACCACGATTTCGGGCGCCTCGCGTCCGTTGAGGAAGCCCACCTCGATAGCCGGGCAGTATGCCGGATCATTGACCAGAGCCCAATCGTTGGGATCGGTCCAGTGCGGCACAGTCACCACGTCGGGCACCAAGCCCGAGGCCAGCGCCGCTTCGGTCTGGCCTTTGACGAACTCGGCATAGGCCGTCTGCTGCAACTCCAGCGGGATCAACAAGACCTTGCGGCCGAAGCCGACGCGTTTGCCCGATCCCGGCCGCGCCTGTTTGGCGATCACCGCGCAGGCCGCGAAATAACTATCGGCGCCCAGCGCCGCCGTTCCGATGTTGCCGTGGGCGGCATCGAACAGCGGGATTTCATCATGCATAACCGGATTGTCGCGGATGAAATCGAATACGAACTCGAACAACGTGATCGACGCGGCCAAGGCCAACTCGATGGGAATCCGGCGCACGGCGGCGATATCGTCGTTCGCCACCATTTCAAGCGTGACGCTTTCCACCCCGCCGCGCTTCGTCACGCTATAACTCGCGCTCGCCTCGGGCGCGCCCGACAGCGGCAGATACGCCGCCCCTTCCGCCACGTCTGGCAGCGTGCCATAACCGCCGATGCGCAGGCCACGCTGCGGCTTGAAGCTCATGACGGGCGCGACATTCGCGATCTTGCGCCAGCCCTGCAACTCGCGCATGCCCTCCATTTCCGCGTGCACGCGGCGCTCGACCGCCGCGCCCAAGGCGACCGCCCACGCGGTGGTCGTCAATGCTTCGACGAACTCTTCGCCGAAGCTCTCGCGCAACCTGACCGGATCGCAACGGGAGAATTCCCCCGTCACGTCGCGGTCCCCTGTGCATTCGACATAGCACGCCCGTAGTGACAGCCGCGCGCCGTCCGCCGCGAAGACCGCGTCGAGCAACGTGTCCGCCCGGCTTCGCGCCACGCTTGGCGCGCCGGCAAACCCATACCTATGCGGCATTGCGATCCCCTTCGATCCAAATCACATCACCCCGGCGCTGCGTCGCTTCGCCCGGCGCCGGCCTGACGATGCGCACGCGCAAGCGCTCTTCGGCGCCAACCCTCACCGGCAGCTCGCCGGGGAACTCCTCAAGCGCCGCGATCAAGTCGTCGACTGTTTTGATGCCGACCACTTCCTCACTTATGAATGCCATATCTCGCTCCTCAATCCATCGAACCGTTACGCAACAACCGCTTTCGTCGCCGCCTTGGCGCCATCCACGGGCACTGTACCGCCGTAGATGTGCCTGATTTTGTAGGTCACCTTGTCGTTGCTGAAGAGCGAGCCAGCATTCGGCATATCCTGAACGAACAGTTCCGGCTCTTCCTTGCCGCCCAGGAAGCCGACCTCGATGGCCGGCAACTTCAATGGATCGGCAACCGTGCACCAGTCCTCGCCATCGTCCCAATAGGCCACGGCGATGACTTCGGGCTTGATCTTCTGGACGAAATCCTCGTCGAGATTCGTATCGCGCACGAAGAGGTTGTAGGCGGCCGCCTCCTTCTCGAACGGCACCAACAGCGTGCGCGGCTTGGTGCCGAGGCGCTTGGCGCTGCCGGCCCGCGTTTGCTTGACCATCGCCAGGCGGTGCGCCTCGAATGTGGCGACATCCAGCGCGGCCGTGAACAGGTTGCCGCGCGAGGCGTGGAAGAACGCCACCCCGTCATAGATGACCGGGTTCGTCCGGAAGAAGTCGAAGACGAACTCGTAGAGCGTATTCGCCGCCGCCAGCGCCAGTTCGTTGGGCACGTTGCGGATCGCCTGCACGTCATCGTTGATGATCGCCTCCAGGGTTACTTCTTCCGTGCCGCCGCGCTTGGATACCGCATAGGAAGCCTTGGCGTCGCCAGGGCTGGACAAGGGCGCGTAGGCGCCCGCTTCGGCGACGGCTGGCAGGTTGCCGTAGCCGCCGACCCGCAGCCGTTCCTGTGTCCTGAAATCGGGCACCGGCACAACAGCGGCGACTTTGCGCCAAGCCTGCAAGTCGGTTTCCCCCGCATAGACAGCCAGCATGCGCCGCGTGATCGCGTCGCCCAGGGCGTTCGCCCATGTCGTGCTCAATACTGCCTCGCGGAAGCCTTGGGTGCCGGCGGTTTCGCGTAGCTGGCGCATGTCGCAGCCGCGCATATCGCCTGTCAGGTTCCGGTCGCCGGTGGCCTCGATGTAGCACTCGCGGAACGAGCGCACGGCCCCATGGTTCTTGTGGGTCGTGTCGAAGAACGCATCCAACATATCCGCCACACGCGCGCCCCGGTCTTCGACCTCGATGCCACCTAGGCCGCCCATGTTGACCTTGCCGGTTTCCGAGGATCGCGCCAGATAGTCGCGTTCGGCCTCGATGGCGGCGATGACCGCCTTGCGGTCGAAGGGCTCCGCCGCTTCGGTGAAGCGCTCCAGCAGGCGCGCTTTGCCGTAGGCCGGCAGATTCGAGGCCTCGATGACTTGCTTGGCCTGTTCCTTGGCATTCGCGCCCGGCTCGCCCGCATCCTTGAGCTTTTCCGGTTCGACGATGGCGCGATAGTCTTTCAGCAACTGTTCGTCCGTCACGCCATCGCCCGTGTAGTCGGGTCGCTTGGCCTGTATGGCCGCGATAATCATCTGCCTGAGTTCCATATTTTTCTCCATTGATTGTTGGGCGCCGTCCGCCACCGCCTCGACCATCGTGATTAATTGCCCGCCCGCGCCCGGCTCGATGATGAGATCGACCGAATGCACCCGCGACAGAGCTTCCACCCGGCGGACCGGCCGGCCCGCCAACATCGCCGCGCCACCCCGGCCATCGGCGTCGATGGAGAAGCCGAAGAGGCCGGATAGCCCGCGTTCGTGGGCGCCGCGCAGCTTGGCCGCAACCGGCCCGGCGGGGTCGATCAAGACCAGTTCGGCGACGACTTCCCCGCTGTCGGCGCCCTGCCGGCCTTCGACGAACTTCGGGTTCGCCAAGCCGCCGATCAGGTTGCGCACCGATTTGCCTTCCCGCCGCAGGTGCTCGGCGTCCGATTTCTCGAACACCCGCGCACCCGCGAACATGCCAGCCGCTTCGCGCAATGCCGCGTCCGGGTAGTAGTTGCCGTTCTTCGAGAGGCCCGCGCGAATCACCCGGATCAGCCAGCGACCGCCCCGGCCCGCGTCGAGCGTTTCGACCAGGGCGCCGGGGATCGCATCGCGCAAATCCGTCGTCATGCCGCGCGCTTCAGAATCTTTTCGATGGCACGATGCGAAACAGCGTGCTGCGCCACCAGATCGTTCACCGCCACGCCAGCATCGTAATCGCGGCGAATGGCGCGGGCGCGCAGTTCGTTTCGCAGGGCATGGCAACGTGGTATCTCAATCCGCTCGCCACCGAATTCCTTGCAGAGACGCACTGTGGCGTCAGCACCAATGACGCTTTCCAGACGTTCATAGGCCAGCTTGCCTTTGGCGTTGTTGTTGCGCCCTTTCGGGATGCCAATCAGCTGTCCGCCCAGGGTGTTGAATAGCATCACCGCCGCATCCAACCCGGCAATCCTCACCAGATCACGGGCAAACGGCGACAGTTCTTCAATGTCTTCTTGGGTGACTTGGGCGGCATCAATGGTTTGCATAAAACCGACTATGCCAGCACGGGGAAGCGGTTCGGTAGGCGAACACGTTCCCCCGGTAGGTTTCTGGCGCATTTCGGACAAATCGTCGCAACAGCATCCGACTACGCATCACAACAAGCCGCGCAGGGCACTTTACGCGCTTTACAAAGCGGGTAAAACCCTTCGGACAAGGCAAGCCCTCACCCCAACGAAAAAACGCCATACGGGGCGTTTTTTGCGATTTGCAGGCATACTGCCAAAAGTTTCGTACAGAGCAGGGAACATGCCGAACGGTTCGGCATCACCTACCAAACTCCAAACTGTTTGGGCTTTCGCTGCTACTGCCGAACCGCTGACGGTCAGCACTTTTCCGCACCGTGCGGAGCCGGGGTAATGCCGAACCGTTCGGCATTACCTACCAAACTCCAAACTGTTTGGGCTTTCGTTGCTACTACCGAACAGCTGACGGTCAGCACTTTTCCGCACCGTGCGGAGCCGGAGCCGTGCCGAACTGTTCGGCATTACCTAAGTGGCAACTTCCAAGCGAATACCGACGACTTCAGCACCGGGTCGACAATCTCGCCCAGTATTCTCGCCTGAACCCATTGGCTTACATTTTTTTCTGGTATTACCAACTGCTCTCGCTTAACTGTTTTCTGAATCCATTTGCGAACGGTATCCCGCCCCGCGCGCCCGCCAATCTCAGCACCAATGCCGCCGAGTCGCGCTAGCATGTAGGCTATCAACGCTTCACTTACCGATATCGTTGTTTTCTTTCCATGCACCATCAAATGCAGACGCATCGTAGTTCCCTTCAATCCGTAAGACCATCAAAACGGTCTCAACGACCGCTTTGATAATAAATTATGAAATGTCGCGACAACTGAACATTTCATAACTAAATATCAAATGCGCCGACGTCGACGCATTTCGGGGTGCCGATTTCGGGGGGCCGTTAACCACCCCGGTCGATTTTCGAGGCCAGCCGCGCGGCTTCCGCCGCGATAGCGCGCAACACTTCGGCCGTGGCGCGCGGGGCCGGCGCGGCAAGGACAGCCGCATGGAACAAAGCCACCAGCCGCCCCATGGCTTGAATGACGGTGGCGGGCTTCATGCCGGCATCCCTTGCGGTTGCGCGCCGCCGATGCGCCGGCTTTTTTGCTCCGACGCCGCATTCGCCGCGCTCACCAGAGAGGCAACGGCGCGCTTGGTTTTCCGGCGCTGGAGCAGGGTTTCGGCGGTGTCGACGCTGGGGCCGAGAATCGTATCGCCCACCGTTTCGATTGTGACGACGAAGCCCCGCGATTCCAAGGCGTCTGTCATGCGCTGCCAATCCGGCAGATAGGCGGCGTCCGCGCGGGCGATATTGAACACCTGTCCGGCCGCTTTTTCGATGTCCGCCAACGAGGCGTCGCCACGCGCAACCATCGTCATGGCGTCGAGGATTTCGCCCAGCCGTTCACCGTAGCCGATGGCCGCTTGCACGGCACGGCGGGCGGTGGTTTCGAATTCATCGAGCGGATCGTTGACGTCGGCGTAGTGATGCGGCAGGGTTTCGGTCAGCAGGTCGAGCAGTTCGGCCATATCGCCTTTTTCCAGCGTATTGCCTTCCATGTAATGCGCTTGAATCAGGCGCAACACGGCGCCGGCCCGGTGGGTGCGCGTGACGATACGATTGGTTTGGTCGGAGAAGCCGTGCAGCGCTTGCGCGAAGTCTTCGGGCAGTTCAACGCGGCGCGCATCTGGCAAAGAGGGGCGGGGAGGCAAATACGACGTTGACGGCGTATTTGTGCCGCTCTGCCCGGTGATGGCGGCAGCGGTCGGCGGGACGGGGGATGATGCGGAAACTGCGGCGCGAGCTTGTGTGCGGGTTTGTTGAGCAGCCATGTGAGGCCTCCTTAGGATTCGAGAAGTGCCCACCGTATGCGGGGTGGGCGAAGCGCTCTCACGGCCTAAGACCGCCGGGGCCTCGCGGCTACCCGACACTTCGCCCATTGAAACCGGGGAAGCGGTACAGCAGAAAAAACAAGACCGCCAGACTGGGCGGGGTGCAGCTTAGGCTTTGAGAACCCTCATCTTACCACCGCCCGCCGCCGCCCGCGAATGATCGAACAGGCCCGGTTTTATCCCGCGATCTTGGCGCGGAACCGCCGCCACTCGCGGGCATCGTCCAGCGCTCGCGCCGTATTGTCGAGCGTGCGCTTCGCCGCTTGCATCAGGCGGCCGGAGTCGTCAGTTATTACAACGCTGCCGCGCAAGCCGCGCACGAAGGCTGGCCCGTCGATCTTGCCGTCATCTTCCAGCCGCGCCACCAGGTGCATCATCATCCGCGCCACCCCTTCGATACGGCCCGCCAGTTCGTCGAAATCGTCTGCGTACATGGGACACCTCCGCTTGAGTTGATGTGCCGCCATTCTTGGCCCGATTTCATCGCCCCGGATCATTCCAAACGGGTATATTTTTGGAGATGTGCAGGGCGACACTGAAGCGATGCCGTCAAAATCTCTGGGCGATTTGGAAGGTCGAATCGTATGCGTGATTTTCAGCGGCGGAGCTTCGGTTCAACGCCTCGGGCCGGTGGCCGCGATCTTCGGCGGTGCCGGTCGCAACATCTCGCGTTCCGACTGCGATTCCATTACCCAAACCGCAGAAGAATTACTACATTGGGTGACCGGCAAACGAGTTGCAGGATGCACAACTTAGTTTAATTTCCATCCCGCCAAATCCCAGTAACGCGGTCTAACCTGCAGGCCGCCTATGAGTTGCTAGTTGCTCATCAGCCGAGCTTGCGGACCCTCCTCCCGGTTGCACACTGTGCAACTAGATTAAATCTCCCTTCCCACTTCATCCCGCTTGGTCCCGCTTCATCCCTCAAATAGCGCGCTACGGTGCATTGAAATATCTAGCTTCTAATCA